CCGTTATTTCGCCGTTTATAGGCGTAGAAATGCGGTAAATGCGAAAGACCTGGTCATTAGCTGTATCGTTAGGTTTTGCCTTTATAAGGCGTTCTGTGGCGATTTCCTTGAACAAGGGGCCATTGATTGGATACTTGAATTCGCACTCAAAGGCTCCGTTACGTTCCTCGGTAACTTCACATGAAGTACAATCCTTAAGAACACCGATACCGAACGTGTTGAAGTTGGTGGCATTAGCTTTGTATAGTACAGGAATCATATAGAACACCACCTTGGAGTAACAGTTATCCCCTTTATATCTCCGTCAAAAGAAAATGTATTCTCCCCGGGATACAAAATAGGAAAGCCGTCGCCTTCAACGGTGTCGTTCTTCGGTTCGGTGCCCTTATAGCAAACCATCTGTTTTGAGTCAACTTCAACATAGGCATTGATGTTGTTAAATACCCAGCTTGCATTGCTGTCGGCAGATTGAATGGTCAGCATACCGCCACCGTTACCTACTACACGGATTACCGGATAACTTGGAAAAGGGTATGGATTTATAAGACTTTTTCCGTTTCCTACAAGCTGACCCTTTTCCCCCGCAACGGAATAACGGAATGGCTCACACGAGAAGCTTATGGTAAATATTCCGATACGGTTGAGCTCATCTTCAATGTCAAGCTTTCCGGCATATACCGCTTTTCGTGTGAATTCTGTATCGTAAGTATCGGAGAGGGTGTGATATTGGTTAAGACCGGAATAAAGCCAACCCTTAACTGCGGTAATCTTTTGTGATAATTCCGTAACGCTTTTCGCAGGTAGGAATACCGAATATGCCACTTGGACATTGGGGAATCTACCGTCACCGGAAATCAAATCTCCGTGTCTGCCGGGAATGGATAAGAAGTCCACTTCGTATTCGGGAGCGGAGAAAACCTCCTTGCTCTCAATTCTAAGACCCATATCTGAAGACTTGATGCCTTTATACACAAAATAGTTCACGCAAATACCACCCCTTTCCGTTTTGCAAATTGACCTGCGGTTACCAGCACCTCGTTTGTGAGTTGCTGAATATCCTCGCTTGAATAGTTGTTAAAATTCGTAATGTTGAGTACAAGCGACAATCCGTTCTTTACAGCATCTGTGGCAGAACCCGATACACTTGCACGTACATTTCCATCGATGTTGAAATCGGTGGGAAGTGCCATTTCCATATCATCCGCCAGTCCGTGCATAACATCGGTAATGTCAGAACTCATTCCCTCGGCTGCTTTCACGGCTTCTTTACCGTGTGAGCTAAGTGAGCCTGCGAGACCGTCAACAAGCATCTCACCGACCCATCCCATTTCCTTCGAGGGAGATGCGATACCGAAGAAATCACAAATCCCGTCCCAGATACCGGAGATCCATCCTGAAACCTTATCCCAAAGCCAATCCGCAAGACCGGTTATACCATCCCACAGACCCTTTACGATATTTCCACCTATGGATGCCATCTCTCCAACGAGAGAACCGAAAGCCTTAACGATACCCGCAATAATCTGTGGTACGGCTTTTACGATTTCCACGATGATTGTGGGAAGGTTTTTAATGAGCGAAATAAAGAGGTCAACGCCCGCCTGGATTATGAGGGGGATATTGCCGATTACAGCGTTGATTATACCGGAAATAATCTGAGGAATTGCATTGACGATGGTTGTTATAATTTGCGGTAAAGCCTTGATAAGCGAAATCAAGAGGTCAATACCAGCCTGTATAATGAGGGGGATTGCACCAAGCACAGCCGTAATGATACCTTCAATAATCTGAGGGATAGCTTCAACAATTGCGGTGATGATTTCGGGAAGAGCTGACACAAGGGAGGTTATAAGTTGTATACCCGTTTCGATTATTTGAGGTATTGCATCCAGGAGGAAGTTTATAATCCCCATAATGATTTCAGGCAAAGCCGCAATCAGCACGGGGAGTGCATCAAGGATGCCCTGGGCAAGTCCCATAATGAGCTGAAGTGCTGCATCGAGTATCAAAGGCAGATTCTCTATAAGAGTTTGTACAATCTGAATAACCACCTGGATGATAGTCGGTATCAACGTGGGTAGTGCGTTTGCAATGCCTGTAGCAAGCATTACAACCGCTTGTAAGGCGGTTTCGAGAAGAAGCGGAAGGTTCTCCAAGATGCCCGTTACAAGAGCCATAACAAGCTGTAATGCTCCCTCCGCTATTTGAGGTAGGGCTGCAATCAAACCTTGTAACAACGCAAAAATTATCTGCGACGCAGTATCAATAATCGTAGGTAGATTATCAATAAGAGCCTGTGCCAAGGAGCCAACTATCTCGCCTACGATTTCAAGAAGTTCGGGTAAGAACTCCATAATCATATCGAGAACTTCGGGTAAAAGTTCACCAATGACATCGGACATCGCACCGAGGTCACCATTGGCATCAAGGATGCCGTTTGTGAACTCTCCAAGGAGTGCGTTGCCTTCTGTAGCAAGGTCTGTAAGTACCGGGAGAAGTACTGTACCGAGAGCATTCTTGGCTGCAGTTGCACCTACATTCAGATACTGTAACTGGTCATCAAGTGCCCCGTATGCACCGAGCATATCGTCGTTAACTACATATCCGGCGGCCTGTGCTTGTTCTCCAAGTTCAGCCATTTTCCCGGCACCCGCTTCAATAAGAGGATTCAGTTCCTGGGCGGATTTGCCGAGGATTTGCATCGCCAGGGCATTTCGCTCAGTTTCGTTTTCGACTTTGCCAAGCGCATCGATAACTTCCCAATACACAGTATCGGAGTCTCGTAAACTGCCATCTGCATTGGTTACCGAAACACCAAGTTTATCGTAGGCTTCGACGGAAAGTTTTGTGCCATCCTGTACAGCCTTCATAGACTTTATTTGTTTTGCCATAGACTTGGTGAGCGTTTCCGTAGAAACGTCTACAAGCTCTGCAGCATACATATACTCTTGGAGTTTATCAGTAGCAATACCCGTTACAGTAGATTCGGTAAGCACGGTATCCGCATAAGCTGCACCCTCCTTGGTCATATCAATGAGAGCTTTACCTCCGGCTATGGCGGCAGCGGACACGGCTGCAAACGCTGCGGTAATAGTTGCGGCGGCAGCCTTACAAGCTGTGCCGAGACCGGAAAACTTACCGCCGGCATCATCGCTTTTTTCTCCGGCATCCTCAACCTCATCGCCGAACTTATCAGCCTTATCTTCGGCATCATCAAATTCTTTTGAGGCTTGGTCGAGAGCTTCGTTATTGTTTTTTAGTTCACGCTCCATATCGTTGAGGGCAGCAGTGGCATTATTAAGCTGTATCTGCCAGTTTTGTGTACGCCTATCATTCTCACCGAAAGAGGATGAGGCATTCTCAAGAGCAGCTCGGAGCGTTTCTATTTTCTGCTTTTGAGCTTCGATTTCTTTGTTTAGTACCTGGTTACGGGCGGTGAGGGACTCGACAGAATTATCGTTCTTTCCAAATTGGGACTCAACGACCTTCATTTCCGAGCCGAGAACCTTAAAGCTCTGATTGATATCTGCGAGAGCTTTCTTGAATTCCTTTTCACCCTCAAGCCCTATCTTTAGACCGAAGTTATCTGCCATATAACCACCACCTTTCGTCAGATTCCGTCCGGGATGATGTCATCAATGAATCGTTCCCGTTTCGGCTTGGCGATGCCAGTGTACTGCTTATGACACTCCCAAAGGTCAAGGAGTAAGCCAAACGGCATCAGCCACACTTCATCCATAGACAGATGAAGCTGACCGATGCCGTAATATAAAAGTCGAGTAAATAACTCTTCGTCACTTACTCGACTTGTGCGTTTTTTGAATCAGTCTCACTTTCCACGTTGCGTTTTGTGCCCTTAAACATAGCTTCTGTGATTGCCGCCTTAAAGGTTGCAAGGTCGGCGGGAGATGTGAGAATCTCAACATAATCCTCAGTAAGGAGTTCTCTTTGGTCATCCTTATGCTTGATGTTGTGTATGAGAAGAGCCTGGTTTGCAAGAAGAGTAATAAGCCATACGATTTCACCGATAGCCATTTCAAAGTTCTCGGACTTCATGAGCTTTTCTCCAAGGTTTTCAAGACCGCCGTAACGACCTGCGATTTCCTTGGTTGCCTTTGTTGTAAGAACAAGAGTATATTCATCACCGCCGATGGTGATAGTAGCTGTTCTGTCGGTTATCATATTGTACCTCCTTATTCAGAAGCCGGAGCAGCATAGCTCGGCTCATATACTTCTTTGTACCAATTCGCAATGGTAGCCTCGGTAATATTGTTTTCGCCCTCGGTAGCCTCTGCCTTCCAGGGATGCTTACCGCTGATATCGGGTTTGTTACGGCGCATAATAGTACCTTCGATTGTAGGGGTGGAGAAGGTAATGCTGTCGCCCTTGGTAGCAAGGTTCGTGGCGGGGATGCCGAACTTTACTCTGTAAAGCCAGTAGTATTTGTACTTTCCGTTTGCCTTCTTTGCACGGAATCCAACTGCAACAGGAGAACCACCGTCCTCGGCAGATGACATAACAACGCCGTTTTCATCGATAGTCGAACCCGTAAGATCGGAAGCAATAGCCGCACCGAGATCATCGATACCGAGAGAAAGAGTACCACTCTTAAATTCCTTGACGATTTCTGCAGCACCATCGTCTGCGTACAGCGTTGCCTCTGCAAGTTCAACCGAGAGGTCAGCGGTCATAGCCTTTGCAAGCTGTGTAGGAGTTGCATAGGTTTCGTTACCGTCTTTGTCTTCGGTAATCTTAGAGTAGAAAAGTTTATCAAGACCTATTGTAGCCATATAGGTTATTCCTCCATTTCATAGTGTTTTGCGACATCGACCACATAGTGGTGATATCCAGTTCCGCTTTCATATCCGACATACTGTCTGCCTGTAATGGTGAAGTCTGCGGAAATGAGAAACCGAACGATTTTGTTTTTGTCCGCAATATAGTTTGATTTGCTGTACAAGGATATGCGGGCTTCCTGTACATCGTAGGTGGAGGTGTTATCTG